TTGGCTTGTCTTTCTCTTGATTTTTGCCCTCTGCTTTTTTTGCCAAGTCCAGTTCTTTCACTAGAGTGTGTCCTTCTTCCACTACTATCGCGATTTAACCGCCCATTACTTGTTGTATATCCAAAGCCAGTGCTGTGATCATTCCAGCCTCTTGTTTTTTGCCCATAACTATCTCTTTGTGAATTCCTTTCTGCTTCAGCTTTTTCTGCTGCTTTTTGTTTTTCGATAGCCGTTTTTGCGGCAGCAAGGGCAGCAGCTACTTTTGAAGCAAGCCCATAGTCGATTTTAGCCCCGCCAAAGCCAACCAAACCCATTGCCTCTACCATATTGCCTGCTGGAGTATTTGAAAAACTAAAATTTCCGTTTTTATCAACCGACACTCCAAGCCCATTGCCGCCATTTCTCATTATTGATGCGAGCTTAGTGGCAGTTTCTGCCCACTCGTTTGAGCCAGTATATGTGTTTTCTTTAGCTGTTGTGCTAGCGTTAGTATGATCACTTCCTGACGCTCCAGCTGGCGCAATATTAAAGGCATTCAAATCAAAGGCTACTACTTTATCAAGCAATGATTTTGTTATTTGCTGCGTCGCACTAAATGCCACATCTGATAGCGTTGTATCAAACCCTGCATTTTGTAGAGATGTGCGAGTGTTTATCTCGTAGTTTAGCCTGCCTAGGCTATCCATGCGCATATTTGTCATTAGTGAACTTTGCGACCTTATGCCCTCTAGTTTATTGCGTGCAAAATTTTGCATCGCGGCTCTTGCTGGATCAAGGCTAGTTAGCGTTTTAGTGCCAGGTCTGCCATGTAGTGCATCTTCAAAGGTTTGTTGCATTTTGTATCCATATAATTGTTTGCCAACTCTTACACCAGTTATGTTGCCGTTGTAGTCAGTTTGTCCTATCACTGTGTCAGGTATGCCAAACCAACCGCTAAACGTATCTTGCATAAACTCACCAAAGCTCATAGGGCGATCATAAAATGCTGTATTTCCAACGACTGCGTTTAGATCACCACCAAAACCAAAGCTATTATCAAGCCCTACTGCCATCTCAAAAACTTCGGTCACAAGAGCGTTAATCAGCCCAGCTATCGGGGCTACACCAAGTGGAGATATAGTTGTGCCAAGTGCTGAAAGTGTGTTTTGGATAGCGACCGAGGTTAGCGTGCTTTTCATATTTTGATACATCGCCTCAGCTACGTTCATCGCGCTAAAGCGTCCATTTACAATGCCGTCATATAGCATGCCAGCCAAAGCTTGACCTACTACGCCACCATACATCCTGCCGACGTCCTCAGCTAGATTTTCGGCATAGCTGTCGTTTCTTAGCTCGCTTACAAACTCTTTTAGGCTTGTGTAGTCGCCTCTTTGCAAACTAGCAAATCCATTGCCGTCTATTCTGCCAAAGCGATTATCTCTGTTTGAGTTTTTAGGAGTAGAGAATTTTATTTTAGATACTGCTTCTACGCCGTCTAAGAGTAAATTTATACTCGTATTATAGTCAGGTTGATTTATAGCAATAATCATAGGCATTAGCACGTATTCGGCAAAATCCTCATTTAACCCAACTATTGCGCCACTTAAGTTGCCAGCTTGCGCGATAAAAAAGCTCCTTAGATCAGGCGAAGGTGTGTTAAAAGCAGAGTAGCCAAGACTGCCTGCTTGATAAAAATCAAACTGGCCACCAGCCATAAACTCATAGTCGTCGCCAGTGTCTGAGTTTGTTAAATTTAATATATCACTTAAGCCGATCATTTCTTTGTCATTGTGAAGTTTTTGATTTTATCGACCGTTATATCACCTGCAATAAAAGCATGTATCAAATCAAATAGGTATCTTATCATGTCAGACGGTACTAATAACCCGCCATTTTGGTTTTCTGGGATAAAGTTTCCAATCACTGACATTGATTTGATTATCCTATTGTCGATTACTTGTCTATCTACTGCTCGCTGCTGGCTCTCTGCTAGTGCTTGCTCTTTTGCTAGTTTTGCTATTTGAGCGCGTAAAAGATTGTTTTGCTCTTTTAAATTTTCTAGTTTATCTGCCGCTTGAGCCTCTAGCTCGTCGTTTTTTAGCTTTGTGTTTCTAGTTTGTTCTTTTATACCCTCAATGTTAGCATCCATTGCGGCTGCTTGCTTTTCAAGGTTTTTTAGCGATAGTTCAAAGCTCAAATCCTGCTGTGTTAGCTCCAGCCCAGTTTGCATCGCTGTAATAGTAAATTGCGTTGTAATAAGGGGGAGCATTTGAGAAAGCACATTTATCCTGTGCTGATTTGGTATCTCATATTTCTCAAAACAACCATCAAGATATTTTAGTGTTTCTTGATATGGTGTATCAGCACCAATGCTTAATTTTAATAACTCTCTCGTTCTTTCTAAATATGCGTTTTTAAAGTCCATTGTCTTTTCTCTCCAGTCTAGTTACTTTCATTTTTTGTAAATTTAGGTCTGTTTTTATGTCACCTATGACCGTTTTTAGCCCATTTGTTTCTATTGCACCAACCCTTAAACTAAGCGAGTTAATGGCGTTGTTTAAATCACCTGATAAGCTTCTTAGTGCCCTATCTTCACTTTCAAGGCTACTGATTTTATTCGTAATTATTTGTAGTTGTGTTTTGATTTCGTCGATCTCAGCACCAAAATCTCGCTCAGCCATTACACACTCCTTGCTCTATTCTCCCAGCCTCGCTCATATACGCCAAGTCGTGGTTTTTTTCTTACTAAATTTCGATAATAGGCGATCTCTGCCCTATCAAAATCAACGTCAAAGGATTGCTCGTTATAATCATTTAGTGCTTTTAATGTTTTTTGCCCCATAATGCCGTCTACCACTACACCTAAAAGCCTTTGTAAAACCCTAACTGCTGGTACTGTATCTACGTTTGCACCAAAAACAAAAAGTTCACACGATTTTAATTCACTATCTACCTCGTCAAGCCTCATTTTGTCCCAAAATTCTTTTTTGTAAAATATTTTTACTTTTTCGATTAATGCGTCATCATTATATAGGGCGACGCTAGCCTTTTCAAGATCGCCGTATGCGTTGATAGCTTCTCTAACTTGCCCCCAGCCTTGCCAGTTTGGGTGAGCGGCTTCATAAATACCCATAAAAGTTAAGCCTTTTTCGTTTGGGTTTTTGTGTAGGGCGTTTTTAGGGCTGTTAAACTCTAAGCTCATTAATGTATAAAATGCATTAGTAAAGTTTTTCATTTTTTTATCCTTTAAAAATTTAAATCTCTTGGTGGCTTTTGAGAAAAGTCGTCGTAGCTGTTGTCGAGACAATTTAATTTTTTATCTATTGCTTTATCGACTGTTGTGCTTATCCAAGCAGTGCCACGCCACGCAAAAAAGCCACCGATCGCGAGGCTAAAGCGGTTCTCTTTTGTAAAATAAAATGTGACTTCGTAAAAAATCCAACATATAAACATCGAGCTTATCGCACTTATAATCGAATTTATTATGGCTTTGCCGCTGTGTAGGGGCTTGTGGCTATCATTTTCAAGGCTTAGCACTCCGCCGACAAAGCCAACGACTGCAACCCAAAAATAAAAGCCTGCTTTGTTTAATAAGTCGTCCATTACTTCCGCCTCTCTTAGTATCGAAACGTGAAAATATACATTATGACAACGGATAGTATTAGCTCAAAAACAACCATTTTATTAAGCCAAAATTTCTTAGTCTTTTTTATGATCGCTTCCATTTACACACCCTTTTAAAAGTTCTTCACACGTCAAAAAATAGCCCATTAGCTCTTTTGCGCTTTGTAAATCGCTAGTGCTATACTTTGGCTTTGCTGGCATCTCTTTTACGCACGCAATAGGCACATACACATCTTGATATTGCGTTTTTACGATTACTTCAGGTTTTGAGCTACAACCGATCATAAAAAGCGCCACAATTAGGCTACTTATTATTAGCTTCATTGAGTAACCTTTCGTAAAAATTTAGCTTTTCCTCACAAGCGGCGTCTTTGATAGGCACTGCCACGCGCTCAACCCTTGTTACAACACGCTCTTTTATTTTGGCTTCGTCTTGTTTTGGCACACTTAGAGCTTTTAGGCTTACATTTACAAGCTCTATCTTTGCTTTGCAAGTTTGCAAATCTGCTGTTATTACTGCATTGTCTGCCTTTTCTTGCGCCATCTTAGTTGTTAGCCCGTCTATCTTATCGGCTGCGTTATTGTTTAGCCAGTAGAGCACACCAACGACAAAGCTCAAAAATAAGATAGCCCCTATGTAGAATTTATCGCTCATTTTGCACTCTCTTAAACGGATTTACACACCAAACACTTTTAAGCACTTTCTTATCATCTGCTTCAAGATATGTGTTTTTGTTCTCTTCATTCATCTCACATATATCCATAAGCTTCCAACCAAGATATATGCGACAATACCATTTTGATTTACCGTAACGTATTTCGCGGTAGTAGCCAAAACGCTCACGTCCGTCTTTCATCTTGCAAGTCACTAGACACTGGGTGCTTTTTGCTCCTTTGTTTTCTGTAGCCAGAGTATCGCCAACACTTTTAACACTGCTTGCATCTATATCTTCAACCTTGACGCCTAGATACTTCGCACTAAAGTTTCCTATGCGGTTACGATATAGCCAGCGAAGCCTTGCAAAGTAGGTTCTATTTTTTGGCTCTTTAAAATGGCATCTCATCCAGCCATCATCGCCATTTATGCCATAGTCTGGGTCGTCAAACCACGCTGCCCACTTTGGCAAATTCTCGCTTTTCTCATCACAAGCTAGCAGAGCGATAGGCACTATGATAAAATGCACTATCTCAAGCGGAAGCTCAATAGCTATGTTTTTAAGAATTTGTAGTTTTTGCTTTTGGTTTAGCTTCATCTTTTACCTCTACTTTATATTTAGGACTTTTAGGGCAACCCTCCCAAGTGCAGTTACCATCTTTATCAAGCTTTGATGCACACACATTACATCTTTTTACTCTTGCCATATCTACTCCTTTTTATTCTTGTTCGTCTTGCTCTTGTAGCTTCTCACGCTCTGCCAAAAGGCTTTTATACTCATTTCTTAGATTTTCAAGCACGGTGTTATTTCCGATGATTAGAGCGTGTCTTATGTCGTCCTTGCACTCTGTTATATCTGTTTCAAGCTGTGCTAGTTGCTCGGCTTTTTCGTCTATCTTTGGCTCAATATATATCATCTTGCCATCTTTGATAGTATTTACGCCTATGGCTAGAGCTTCTTGCCACTCGTCATCACTGATTTTTATATTTGGTTCTGGGATGCTCTCGTGTATCTCGTCGTCATAAAACCCTAATATCTCGTTTGTCTCTTTATCATAGTTTGCATATTTCATTTTTTCTCCTTAATAACCAACAGTAAGCCAAAAAGCGCCAGAGGATAGTGCCACATTTCCCCACGCAAAAAGCCTGAGAGTTGTCTTATTTAAAAATGTTGCTCCCATTGCCGTTGTAATTGTTGAAGCACCACCACCAACAGCGGTTGCCAAGACACATAAAGCAATATTTGGATAAGCAATAGGCAAAACAATATCCACAAGAGAGCCTTGTGCAATAGCTTTACTTTTTCCCCATTGGATGATTAGTCCGTTTGGCAACTTCGTGTAGCCATTCTCTTGCTTACTAGATTCAAAGTCAGTTTTTAGAGTAAATTTATTATTAGCATCTTGTTTGTGAGCTTCAAAGTCAGTTTTTAGAGTAAAGTTAGCATCTGCATTACTTAACCCACTACTTAAAGAGCTCTGCAGTGTGCTTATGCTTTGAGATAAAGTGGCATACTTGCTTTCTAAGCTATCACTAGACGTTTTTAGCTCATTTGATACAAAGCTTTTTAGGCTAGTAGTGGTAGATAGTGAAGTGTTTTCTATTAGTTTATTTATTTTACTGCTTGAATATGTGTGATCAGTATCAACAAGAGTGTCATTTACCAATCCTAAAGCGCTAAGGTTTTCTATCTTTTTTCTGAGGGCATCAAGTTCGGTAAGTTTTTCTTGAGTTTTTGCAAGCTCATTAAAAACATTTTGTGCTTTTTGCTCTAGCGGTTTTATAGTTTCTAAAGTCTCTTTAGTTTCAGCTAAATTTTTTTTTATTAAGATATTGTTTTGCTTTAACTCTTCCATATCTATTGTTTTTAACTCACCTTCAAGCTCACTAACATTTAGGAGTAGATATTTTAATGCCTCTAATGTTTCATTTCCTAGCTTTAATTCTTCAATGCTTACCATTTTTTATCCCTGCCTTTTTGATTGCTTCATTGCATTTTTTTAAACATTTCGCCATATCCTTAAAAAACTGCAAAAGGTCTATATTGCTTAGTTTCAACCCCACAACTTCTATTTTTTCTAAATCCCTCATATGCCAAACTCCACTCCATTATTTGCGTTATAATCAGCTATTATCTCAAGTGCTAACGTGCGGTAGTAAGTGTCTTTGTTTATTAAAAAAGCTACGTAGTTAATCACTGCATAACTCAAGCTCTCGTCTATTTGCAAGTGCTCTTTGTCGTTACTAAAATTTGGCACATCTGGCACACAAATAAAGCAGTTTCCTTCAATGTTTCGATACACTTTTTCGCTACTATGTTTTCTAATAAGTACATTTGGTACGCACTTATCGCAGCAAAAAAGCATAGCCTCTAAGAATAGCGAGCCAAGCATATCATCAGCAGGGAGCTTAACCCCTGCTGTCGTTTTAAAGCTCAAATGTTTTTTGGCTTCAGTGCAAAGCATTACTAAGCCTTTAAGCCAACGCCTATTGCAAATGCGTCTGCGTTTCTTACTTCTAGGCAGCTTTCAGTGTAGTATCTCTTTTGGATAGCTGTTTTTGAAGTAGTCACGTCTTTTAACTCAGTTGGCACTAATAGACCATTTTTCATGTAGTCAAAGTCGCCAGCAATAATACAATCACCTAAACCGTATTTAGGGCTTAAGAAGCGATGAAGTCTAAAATTTACTCTACCAAAGTCAGTGTCCAGGCTAACAACGCTAGAGTTAATACTCTTTTCATTGCCAAATTGCCGAGTTGCTATCTTGTTTATAGCTGGTTTTAACTCTGCGCCGATGAATACATCTTTTGGAGTTGTGCCTGCATCCCAAATGTTTTGAAGTAGTTGAGATAGCACAGTTTCAGTTAGTGCTGCTGGAGTGCCTTTCCAGTCGCCTGAACTATCAAATGCTACAACATTGCCACGCTTGCCGCCTGCAAACGCAGCCGCACCTTTAGCCAAGAAGTAAAATAGTCCTGCCATTTCGCCAGCTGTTGCATCCGTTCTAACGCTCGGTGCTTTAAACACACTCTTTTTAACATCAGCGTCACGACCAAGACCAAAAAGAGCGTATTCCATATCTAGCTTATGCTCTTTCGCTCTTTTAGCTGTCTCACGCTCTAGCTCTTTACCGCCGTAAGTAGCCACTGCTTGCATACTTCTTGAAACGCTAACGTTTGAAGTGAAAATTTGCACTGCATTTGAAGTCTTTTGCACGCTTGATTTGATCTGATCGTCAAAGTCAGAAATCTCTAGCTGTGCGTTTTTCTTTGGCGCAGCTAAGCTGTCAGTTAGCCAGGAGTGCTCTATACCTTTAACACTTGAAGTGCCAATTAGTTTTAGTATAGGCGTCTCGTCAGCACCTATTAAGATTATGTTTTCATAGACTGAGGGCTTTAAGCCTTCACGTTTTGTAGCTGGGGCTTGAAACCCAGTTGTAGTTATTGCCATTTCTTTGCTCCTTTTATGCAATTTAATGGCAATTTATCATTTGTCGCTGTGCCAAATCTACCCAATTTTGGCAAAAAGAATATTTTTTTGTTTGCTTTGAAAAAGAGAGTAAGCCCTAAAGATAGGGCTTTTAATTATTGTCTGAGTTTTTAGTGGATATATAGCTAGTTTTAGTTGCTTGACTAATTTTATTTTTAGTTAGCCTTTTTACTGCTTTAGCTTTTACCCCGTCGCTTATGTCTTTATTTAGTAGCACTTTCTTAACTAAGCCTACTTTATCACTACTTATATCTATTGCATCAAGCAGTTTAAGCTTTGGGTTTTCAAACTTCATAACTCGTTTAATAAAGAATAAAACATTGTTAAAACTCTAAAAATTTATATCAA